TCCGTAGCCTCCCGGGGGAGGGGGGTCACCAGTCGCGGGACGATCGAACGGGTTCGAGCTGTGGTCGGCCGATGCCGCGGCGTTGATTGCATCGTCGATGCGCGGCCTTGACGTTCGTGCGGTCGAGCTCGGGCCCGCCTCGGGCGACGGGGCGGAGGTGATCCATCGTGAACGACCAGGGGTGGGGTGCCCTGAGCTCAGGGTCGATCGCTCGGCCGCACAGGTGACAGATCGTCTCCTCGCGTCGTACTCGTTCTCGGAGGCGTCGGATCGCCGATGTGTCCTGTCGTTTGGGCAGGGGCACGGGGCCTCCCGGGGTGTTGGCCGGGGGGTGTTTCCGGGCGGGGTGCTTCCCGGGAGGAGCTCGGGCAGGGCGACCGCCCGGGGTCGCTACTCCTCGGGCAGGCACGAGCGGCGGCCAGACCTCGACGCCCGCAGAACGGACGCCAGCCGCCCAGCCTGAGACGCGACGAACGCCCGCCGTGTGGGCGGACGTCCGGTCACTTAGCGGCGGACAGTAGTCGGCGGTGACGTTCTACTCAAGCACCAGGGCTTTCGCTTGGGTACGGGTCTCGGGCTTGAGCTCCCGTGTGCGCCAGGTGAGGAACCCTTGTCGGTCGGCGTGCGGGGTGCGGCGCCTGTAGCGGATCCATGCCTGATGACAGGAGGGGCAGAGCCCGGAGCGGAGCCTGTCGTGCAGGTTCTTTCGGGGGTTGCACAGGTGGTCACAGGTGGACACGACACAGGGTCCGGTGCCGGCGGGCACGATGTCGTCGTCGGAGGCGTGAGCGAGGATCCGGGCGACGAGGCCCTCGGCCGGGGCGAGCGTGTCGTCGAGGGCGTCGAGGGCGCGGGCGAGGTCGTAGTCGAGGTCGGCGAACAGGGCCCGGGTCGTGCCGGCGCGCTCGGTCGAGCTCGTGTGATCCGAGCTCCGCCCTCCCCCATCGCCGATCGTCCTCGACGGGTAACCGGCCGAGGCGTAGGTCTGAGCCCTGCATCGGAGGCAGCCGCAATCGCGGAACCCGTCGAGGTGCGGGAACGCTTCGAGGGTCGAGGCGAGGTTCCTCAGCCGGGCGGCGAGGGCGAGGTCCGGGTCGTCGTATCGGTTCATTCGGCGGCCTCGGCGTACTCGACGGCGAATCGGGTTTGATGGTCGGTGCAGACCATGAGCCACACGCCGTCGGGGGTCCGCGCCCAGGCGACGGCGTCCTCCTCGCACGGTTCCTGATCCTCGACCTCGCACGTGCCGGCGGGCATGGGCTGGCGCCAGCGCGGGCGGGACGAGAACAGGATCCAAACCTCCTCGACGAGCTCGACGGGCGCGCTCAGGTCGTCGTCGATGAGGTCGAGGTCGAGGATCCACCGGTATTCGCCGGCGATGGGCTCGCCGTCGGCGCGCCTGTACGCGGTCATGGTGATGGGCCAGTCGGCCGCGGTCGGTCGTCTCACGGTCGGGTCAGTCACGGTCGGGCTCCTGTGGTACGGATCGGAGAGCTCGACGGGCCGCCGAGGTGCCGGCGACGTTGAGCTCGGGATCGGGGGCGGTCTGTGCGAGGTCGTGGGCCTGAGCGGAGCCGGCCTCCTGGCGAGCTCGGGCGGCGGCCTGTGGATCGTCGAGGCGGTGGTCGAGGCGGTCGTCGAGGCGGTCGGCGAGCTCGGTCGGGTTGAGCCGGGGGTGCTCGAACGCCAGGCGGACGAGCTCGGCGCCGTGTCGGGCCCGTCGGCCTTGGATCGCTTTCCGGGTCCAGGCGTCGACGTCGTGCAGGGGTTCTCGGTCGGATCGGGTCTGTCGGTCGGTGAGGTCTCGGTCGGCGAGGATCGACAGAGCGGTCTCGACCCGTTGCTCCTGACGTCGACGAGTGTTCCGGCCCTCCTCAGGTGGATCGGCGCCTCGTGAGTCACTAGACGACGAGTTATCAACAGGTCGGGTCGGGTCGGGGTTACCCGAACTTCGCTGATTGTTCGCCGGAACGTTCGCCGATTGTTCGGGCGAACTTCGGCGTTTGTTACTGCGGGCTTTCGCCATACGGTCACGGGCCGCCTTGCGCTCCGCCTCGACCTCGGCTCGGGCGGGCTGATAGTCGAGGAAGTCGTGCAACACGTAGTCGTCGCCGTCCTCGTGCCACAGCCCGGCCTCGACCAGAGCCGCGATGTGGCGGGTCGGCTGAGGTATGTCGGCCAGGCGGCGGGCCTTGACCTTCGGCACCCGGCCGTCCGTCAGGTGGCGAGCGCAGTAGCACATAGCGACGACGTGCAACCACCCGGCCAGCGGCCCGGCGCGCTCGACCTTTGGATGGTCGGCGAAACCGTCGTCGAGTCGAACCCAGGGCATCAGGCGGCCGCCTCCTCGTGTCGTCGGGCCCGGCGAACCCGGGCGGGATAGGTCCAATGGGCGGCCTCGGGCGAGTGCAGAACCCGGAGCCGTTCTCGGGCGAGGGCGGTCTCGGCGGCGAGCTCGTGGGCGTCGAGGGCGTCAAGGCGCTTCCGGTGCACGGTGGCGCCGAGGTCGGCGAGTGAGGCCCACAGGAGGCCGAGGAGGCGTGCATCCGGGCTCACGAGACGGCCTCTAGGGGCTCGAACGTGATCGGCGCCCGGAGCCGGCGCGCCTGGACGGCGCACGTCTCGCACACGGACCACGTCTCGCCGGTGTCCTCGTGGCGCGCCGAGTAGCGGGCGTCGCCGTTCCGGCAGGTCTGACAGGTGGCGTTCTTCCGGGTCGCGGCCCATCGGCCGCCCTGACGTCCGTAGCGCGTCGTCGTCGCCGAGGAGGGCATCAGGGCGCCCTCCCGGGCAGGGCGAGCGTCTCGTGCCACTCCCACGAGTCGTCGTAACAGGTGCAGTCGTCCCGGTCGACGGAGGCGACACACGAGCCGTGATCGCCGGACGCGCACGGGTCACAGGCGCCGAGGCGGGAGCTCGCGGCGTGCGAGGGCGCGCCTCGGGTCACCAGGGCCGCCCGGCGTCGTTCTGATCCGACCAGAGGTCGCGGCGCTCGGCTCGAACGGTGGCGTCGTACTCGGCCTCGGGCATGTAGCCGGTCGGGAGGTAGAAACCCCACAGGCGCCGGCGGGGCCCCTTGATGACGAGGGTCCACGAGGTGCGCCGGAACAGGCGGGCGACCGTGTGGCACTCGTCGAGGCGCATAGTGCGGATCGAGCCCGGGCGGCGCGCCACGGGCACGCCTCGATAGGTGAACCGTTGCGGGTTCTGTTCGGCCGCCTGAGCGATCACGGAGGCGTCGCGGGTGTCGGCCCGGAGCTCGACGTATCCGCCCCACAGGACGACCGACACGAACGACCAGGGGTGATCGTGCAGATCGACGCCCGGGTCGGGTGCCTGCATCCGGTGCAACATCACGCCGCCGATCCGGTCGTGAGTGATGCTCCATCGGTCGAGGTAGACCTCGCCGTCGGCCCGGCGGAGCGTCAGCCGGCGATAGAGGCCCGCCCGCCGGGTCGTCTCCCACGTGTCGTCGAGGCGCTTCACGGCGTGCTCCTCGGCGTCTCGGCCGTGGGCTCCGGTGGCGGGGCGACCTCGATCATGTGGATCGGTAGCCCGCCCCACGTCGAGAGCCAGAGCGTGCCGCCACGGGCGAGGTGTGCGAGCTCGACCTCGTCGAGCTGCCACGCGACCCGCATTACCGGGCCTCCGGCGTCGGGCAGGGTGGCGATCGCCGGGCAGGGAATGACGTCAGGCGCCTCCTCGGGCCCGCCGATCGTCACCACGTCAGAGCAAGGCATTCCGCGCCAGTAGGCGACCTGTGCGGGCGTCGGGACGATCGGTTTCACGGCGCGACCCTCGGCGAGCTCCGGTGCGAGCGGTGGCCGTTCCGGCAGGCGCACGTGTCGTCGACGGCGGGCCTCGTGGCGTCGAGGGCCCGGCCGAGGGCGGCGGCGGCGATCATCACGGCGGCGCCGAGGGCGAACAGGACGGGCCGCACGATCCCGCGCATCGGTGGGCGCTTCGGGACAGGCATCAGGAGACCTCCGGCAGGGCGGGAGCCTCGATCCCGGCGCCGGCGCACGCCGTGCACACGGTCCGGCCCGCGATCTGTCGGCCTCGACCACAGGAGGGGCACGGGCGCGACCTCTGTTGAGGCTTTCGCTCGGGCGGGCAGTAGGCGCACGTGGTCCGGCCGTGTGCGCACGGCGTCGATCGGGTCGGGAGTCGGCGAGGGACAGCCATCAGGAGACCTCCTGCAATTCGTCGTAGATCGTGAGCTGAGGGTCGGGTTCGGCCGGGACGGCGACGGCGTGGTGTTCGAGCCATCGGGCGGCGGTGAGGAGCGCCCACGCGAGCTGACGGAGCTCAGCGGGGCGTGTGACGCCGCTCCGGAACGCCGGCCGCGGCCAGACGTCGAGGTGTACGTGAGCGGGGGCCTCGTCGAGGCGGGCCCGGAGCGAGAGCTCGACGTCGGCGGCGTGGCGCCAGCGGGCGACCTCGCCGACGTGTTGACGGAGGTCTCGGCGGGGCGCCTCGACGAACCCGACGGGCGGGCCCGGGGTGGTCACCTCGCCTCCGATGGCTGGTCACTGAGGCTGAGGCGGAGCCGGCGCCGTACGGGTTGCGCGGGCGCGGTGGTGAACCCGCACGCCTGCTCGACTTCGCGTTTGCGGGTCTCCCGGAGGGCGAGGCGCCGCTCGTACTCCTCCCGATCGCCCGGGTTCACGGCCGCCTCCGTCGGAGCGTCGCCTCGACCTCGGGCCAGTCGGACGGACGCCACACGTGCACCTCAGCGCCGGCGGCCCGGAACGCGATCAGCCACTCGCGCTGATCGCCGCGGAGGCGGCCGGTGTCAGACTTGAGCTCGACGAACATCACGCGGTCGCGCACGAGGACGACGTCGACGAACCCGGCGCCGTCGGCGGCGACAGGCGTCGCCCATCCGCGGGCGGCGCGGGCGGCGCGGAAGTGAGCGACCCGCCAGCCGAGGAGGCGGGCGAGGCCGATGAACTGTTCCTGAAACTCGGCCTCGGAGAGCGCCGGCCGCCGGTCAGGCGACAGCTCCCGGCCGGTGGCCGGCGCGGACTGTGGAGAGCTCACAGGTCGAGCTCCTGAGCGACGGCCCGGCCATACGCCGCGAGCTCGACGCGGAGCTCCCACGGCGAGTCGAACCGGGCGATGCCGCGCCTCACGAGCGAGTCGACGGTCGGCCGGGCGACCTTGAGGAGTCGGTCGCCGGGCGCCGTGGTCCGGTTGCTGACGAGCACGGGCCGCCGGTTCTTGTGGCCGTCGGCCAGAACGCGGAGGGCCCGGCGCTGAGGGTCAGAGAGCTCGGCCGCCTCGGCGGCGACGGCCCGCTCGCCGTCCGTGAACTCGACGGCGTTCACGAGGTCGCCTCGGTGGTCGCGCCGTCCGTGTCCGTGATGTGTTCGAGGCCGCTCCGCCATGCCGCGAGCCACGGGTCGACGGCGGCGTCGGGGTGCCAGTCCTCGGACTCGACGACGGCGACCGCCGTGCCGTCCGGGTCGAGGCGGAATTCGAGCCGGATCACTTGCCGGCCTTGGCCGTGGCGGCGATCGCCTCGTCGGAGCCGCCGGCCTCGGCGACGTTCTGCACGGCCTCGGCGGTCCTGTCAGCGGGCTCGCCGGGCGGGAGCTCGGCGACGGCCTCGTCGGTCGTGACGAACTCGTCGCCCTCGACGTCGATCGCCCCGGTCTCGGGATCGAACCGGAGGGGCTGTTCCTCGCGGGCGAGCACGGTCTCGGCCTCGGCGGTCAGGTCGAGGAACGGGGCGAGGTCTCGGATCGCCGACTTGCGCCACATTGCTTCCGGCCAGCGGAGCCACGGGCTAGAGGCGTTGTCCTTCGCCTTGAACGACTCGGAGTGAGCGCGCCGGGCCTCGACCTGGATCCGGTCGAGCACGGTCTGAGCTCGGCCTCCGCCGTGGAACCACACGATCGCGAACGCGTGCGTCAGCTCGCCCCGGTCCTCGCCCGGTTTCCACGCCAGGTAGGGGCCCTCCTCGGCGTAGCCGTAGTCGAGGAGGTCGCCCTCGCGGACGACCTCGGCGACGACCGACTTCACGGACGACGACCGGCGGGAGAGCTTGAGGATCCCTCGATACCCGATGGACAGTTGCGCCTCCTGGCGCTCGTCCCGGCGGCCGCGGTTGCGCTTCCGCGGCAGGATCCAACACTCCTGAGTCGGCGTGTTCGGTTCGAGGCCCACGGCCGCGGCCTGGCCGGCGGTGAGGAGGAACGAGGCGGCGCCCTCTCGCGTAGCGAAACACTTCGCGAGGTCGGGCGCCTGACGAACGGCGTTGATCGTCATCTGAGCGAACCGTTTCCGGTCGACGTGCGCCGGGAGGACGGCGTCGAGCATCGCGGCTTGCTTGTCGATGTAGTCCTTAGCGATCTGAGCCAGGGTCGGTTTCTTGGCCTCCTCGACGGCGGCCTCGTCGCGCTTGGCGACGGCGTTTCGGACGGTCATCAGGTGAACCCCTTCGCGGGTCGGAGCACGCGGAACGGAGCCGACTCGTCCTCGGCGCCGCAATGTGTGCAGGTGGTCTTTCGGGTCTGAGCTCGGAGGGTTACGGCGCGTTGTCCGTCGACGGTGCCCTCCTCGGCCGACTTGAGGGCCCAGCGGATCAGCGCGCCGGCGGCGGCCTCCTCCTCCTCGGCGGCCTTCCGGGCGCGCTTGGCCTCGGCGAGCATCGTCAGGGCGCCGGCGACGTGGTCGATCGACACGGCCTCGCCGGGCGTGTGCGTCGGGTAGATCGAGGCGAGGGCCCGGAGCGTGGCGTCGTGGCCGTCGAGCTCGGGAGGGGCGCCCGTCAGGACGTGGCCGCGGTAGAACGCCTCGACGCGCCCGACGATCAGCTCGACGTCGGCGTCGTCGCGGTCGAGCTCGTACACCTCTAGCCGGCGGCCGTGCAGAACCGGGAGCCACACGTGATCGAGGCCGGTCACGTGCATTTCCCACTGTTCCTGAGCCTGAATGTGGGCGGGAATCTCCTCCCATCGGCGGCCGGGCCCGGTCGTCTTGATCTGACAGAGGCCGAGGACGTCGGGGCCCTCGGCGTCGTGGTAGTGCGGGGCGTCCGGGGCGGGGCCCTCGAACACGAACCCGTCGACGGTGCACCGCTTCCACGCGTCGGCCTCGTGCTCGACCTGTGTCTGAGCGCCGGAGACGGTGAGCCCGGTCCGTTCCTCGAACCACGGGGCGACCATCAGCTCGGCCCAGCGGCCGAACTCCATCGCCTCGGACTCGTCGTCGCCGTCGAGGAGCCCGACTTTCTCGGCCCACACGGACCAGGGCGACGACCACGGGCTGATGCCGAGGATCGCCGCGACGTCCGAGGCGCCGATCCCCTGCCGACGCCAGTCGAGCCACTCGGCGCGCTCGACGTCGATCACGAGGCCCTCCGGTCGATCTGCTCGACCTGGTCGAGGTCGATCCGGGCGAGAGCCTGTCCGAGGCTGTAGACGCCCGAGCCGACGAACTGCTCGCCGTCTTTCCACCAGACGTAGCGGCGCACGCCGGCCCGGAGGCCGTCGTACCACGCGGCCACAGGGTCAGGCGGAGCGCCCTCCGGGCACTCGGCGTGCAGGATCAGATCCCACTCGCGGAGCACCCGGAACGCCGTCGAGTAGCCGATCGGGCGGCCGCATCGGACACAGGCCGTGCGGGCAACGGAGCGGGCCCCGCGGCAGTCGAGGTGTTCGCACTCGGTCGAGCACGGGACGGTCGAGGGCCTCGGCGTCGGGATCACAGGTCCACCCGGAAGTTGTCCCGGAGCTCGGGCCTCGGCCGAGGAGCGCCGGCGAGGCGGAACTCGTCGGCGAGCTCGGTGAGGAGGTCGGGCCCGACGGCCCGGAGCTCGTCCGCGGGGTGGATCGTCGCCGGGTAGTAGCGGGCCCGGACGCGCTCGATCGCCTCGACGGCCCGGGCGAGCGCCGGCGGTTTCGGGGCGGTCACGGTGCCGCCTCCATCCGGATCAGCCCGTGCGCGGTCAGGCCGATGGCGACGCCGAGGACGGCGACGATCCATCCGACGAACAGGCCGGCGATCAGCATCAGGAGCCCGAGCCCGAACAGGGCGGCGGCGAGCACCTCGACGCCTCGGAGCGCGACGCCGAGGGCCCTCCGTCGAGCTCGGTCGAGCTCGTCGCGGTGCCAGTCGTAGGGGCTCACGGCGTCGCCTCCGTCGCCTCGGCGTAGGCAGTCATGCGGCGCTCGATCACGTCGGCCTCGGCCCGTAGCTGAACCGACGTGAACACGAGGCCGAGGATCGTCGCCCGTCGGACGGCGATCGGGAGGTCGTCGAGGGCGTCCGCGGCCTCGCGGAGCGCCGTGATAGCGCGCTCGGCCCTGGTCACGGGAGGGGCCCGTTCTGTCGGTGGGCCCGGAGGTCGGCGGCGAGGTCGGCGTTCTTGCGCGCCTCGTTCCACTCGGAGAACCAATCGAGGGTTTCTTTCCGGACTCGGCGGAGCCAGTCGCCCCACAAGAACCCGGCGACGAGGCCGGCGCCGGCGGAGCCGACGGCGGTCACGGTGAGCCAGATCAGCACGAGATAGCCTCCTGTTGGTCGAGGCGCCTCGTCTCCCGGGATCGGTCCATCCGGAGGCGGGGCGCTTTGTGTTGTCAGGGCGATGGGGCGACCGGGGGCGCGCTCCCCCGGGCCGGATCAGGGGGTGATTCCGGCCATGCGCTCGGCCCGGTCGCCCCGCGGGCGCCGTCAGGAACGGCGGCGGGCGCCCCTGACGTCGCCGGCGCGACGGCCGGGTCGGTGGTCGTGCGGGTCGGGGTCGTGTCGCCCGAGCTCGGGCGGTCGACGAGTGCCGCGCCGACGAGAATCACGGCGATCGACAGGATGAGGACGGCGCCCACGAGGGCGGCGGCGAGGTTCGAGCGGGTCACGAGAACACCTCGACCCAGCGGGCGACCTCGACGACGATCACGAGCCACAGGACGAGCCCGAGCGGGACGGCCAACAGGCAGCCGCACCCGGGCGGGGGCGGATCTTCCCGGAACGCCATCGGTCATCGTCTCTGTCCGGGGCGGCGGCCGAGGAGCCGGCGGAGCCGCCAGCGGCGATCGCGGGCCCGCTCGATCCGGCAGGCGAGGAGGATGGTCTCGGTGCTGGCGCGCAGCGCGGCGGCGTGCAGGGCGTCGGCGTCGGCGGAGAACGGGTCGGGCACGTCGAGGTGTCCGCACTCGTCGGCGACGGCGTCGAGGGCCGCGGCGAGAACGTCGGCCCTCACGATGCGGCCTCGCGTCGCTGAGCCTCGATCCATCCGAGGATCTCGTCGCGGTCGAACCGGAGGAGGCCGCCGATCTTGTAGTGAGGGATCTTGCGGCCGTCGACGAGCGTGTGCACGTGCCGACGAGGGCTACCGATCAGCTCGGCGACCTGGTCCGAGTCGATCATCGTTCGGGCGGTCTGGTCGGTCATCAGCCGAGACCGTATCCATCCGAAACGGACGGGTCAACTACTCTCGTACTTGCTACCCGTAAAGTCGGGGCTTGACCGGATCAACGGGATACCTGATGATGTGTGCTCCGCCGGGCGGACCCTCAGCGGAGTGGCAGGTATGGCGTTCGGAGACCGGCTCGAACTAGAGCTCGAACGGCGAGGGTTCACGCAGCGCGAGCTCGCACGCCGCCTCGACGTGAGCCCTCAGGCCGTCAATGGCTGGATGCGGGGCACCTCTCAGCCCTCGTGGGAGCGCCTCGTCAAGCTAGAGGACGTCCTCGACCTCCCACGGGGCGAGCTGATGGCACTCCTCGGCTATCGGCCGCCTCCGGACGGCGACGAGCGCCTCGTGACACTTGAGGAGGCGATCCGCGCCGACGAGGGCATCAGCCCGGAGTCGAAGCGCGCCCTCCTCCGATTCGTGAGACTGGCGCGCGCCGAGGCGGCCGCCGAGGGCTAGTGCTCGAACAGGTGGACGATCGCCCGAGAGTGAAGCGACGTCTCGCGTTCGAGCTCCTCGATCCGCTCCTGACGGTCGCGGCCGTCGGCCCGCTCGATGTGGAGCTCGTTCCGGAGGAGCTCGACCTCCTCCTCGTGCGCCGCGGCGTCGCGGCGGGCGGAGACCTCCTCGACGACGACGCCGAGGCCCATCAGGAGCCCGCCGAGGAGCACGGCCCACAGGCGAGCCGGGCCCGGGTCGGCCAGCACGACGGCCGCCGTCGAGAGCGTTCCTCCGCCGAGGAACACAGGTAGCCGGGCGGCCTTGTGTCGCTCGATCCGATCCGCACGCTCAATGTGGGCCACGTCGCCCCAGCCTTTCGCCGTCGTCGTGGCCTCGATTGCGGGATCGGGGCCGCCCGTCCGTCGGGAGACCGACACTCTGGTCGCGCCGCCGAGCGTGGGTCAATCCCCAACTACGCGCAGCCGGGCGCGCTGAGCTCGGGCGTGCAGGTCGTCGAGGGCGACGGCGACGGCGGCGTCGGCCGCCGGGTAGAGGTGGCCGTAGGTGTCGAGGTGGATCCCGATCGAGGAGTGGCCGGCTCGGGCCTGTGAGGCTTTCGGGTCGGCGCCGGCGGCGATCGCCAGACTGACGGCCGTGTGCCGTAGGTCGTGGATCCGGATCCGTGGGAGCTCGGCCTTGTCGAGGGCCCGGCCGAACGTGTTCGAGCGGAACGAGCTCGACCTCGGCGGGGTGCCGTTGCGCGTGCAGAACACGAGGCCGTCGGGCCCGGGGGTCGAGTAGCGGTCGAGGTGGCCGCCGAGCTCGTCGGCCACGAACGCCGGGAGCGTGATCGTCCGCGCCGACCGGGCTTTCGGCTCGACCCGTTCCCACTCGCCCGAGCTCCTCTGCACGAGCTGCTCGCGGATCCGGAGCGTGGCGCCGTCGACGTGGCGCCGGCGGAGGCCGATCGACTCGGACCAGCGGAGCCCGCCGAACGCCATCACGAGGAGCCACGCCCGGTAGCGAGGGCTGATCGTCTCGGCCAGGCGGTCGAGCTCGTCGACGTCGAGCACCCGGCGATCGACGGGCGGGATCCGAGGGGGCTCGACGGGCCCGCACGGGTTCCGGGGGATCACGCCCCGGTCGACGGCGATGCGGAGCATCCGGTGCAGGGTCCGGTAGTGGCGGTGCACCGACGACGGCGCCAAACCCGAACATGCCGGTTTTTCGACCGCAATCGCGAGCTTTTCCGTCAGATACCGGTCGATGGTGGCGGGGTCGAGGCGGCCGAGCGGGATCCGGCCGAGCTCCGGGAGTATGTAGCGGTCGAGGTCGCGCCGATAGGTTTCCCGGGCCCCGGTCGACAGGTTGCGGGCGCCGGCGAGCCACTCGTCGGCCCACTCGGCGAGCGTCGTCCGGGCCCGCCGCGGGTCGACGTAGTCGCCCCGGGCGATGTCGCCCTGCACCTTCCGGTAGTGAGCTCGGGCGTCGGCCGCCGTGTCGAACGTGCGGCCGACCCGCCGGCCCCACGGGTCGCGGTAGCGGATCCGAAACTTGCCGGAGGTGAGCCGCTCAGGCTTCGCCATCGAACAGGCGGCGCAGCGGTCGAGGGAGGGCGGCGATCACGTCGCGCCCTAGCTGACGGAGGGCGAGGTCGAGCCGCTTCCACGCGTAGCCGGACGAGCGGCGGAGCACCTCGGCGCCTCGCGGGTCGTCCGCCGGGATGCCGTAGTGCTGTGACGCCCATTCGAGAGCCTCGGCGTCGATCTTGTCCATCGGGGCGGGCCTCCTGTGACCATCCTGTGACCGTAAAGCTGGTCAGCGACCGTACTTGACGGACTAACCGTAACAGGTCCATGATGGCGGCCGTGAACCCGAACGACCGCTCGACCAGCAGTTTCGCTGGTCAGAGCTCCGAGGCGGCGGAGGGAATCGAACCCTCGTCCAGAGCTTTGCAGGCCCTAGCCTCTAACCGCTCCGCCCCTGCTCAGACCGCACGCGACGAGGTCGCCTCGACCGGTCGTGACCACCACGTGACCACGGCCGATCGCCTCGCCCGAGGCGAGGCCGTTCCCGGCGGGCCCGGCGCCTGTGCCGACTGTCATCACGCGAAGGTGTGGCATCGGCCTAAGGTCCGGGCCCGCCCGTGCGAGCGGTGCGACTGCGCCCGGTTCAAGGCCGCGGCCCGAACCGTCGTCGAGGAGTACGCGGCGCACGGCCGCCGGGTCGAGCGGGGCACGGAGCTCAGCATCGCCGGCGAGCGTGGCCGTTTCCGATTCGTCGCCCACGTCCGCACGGCCGCCGGCGCCGAGTGGATCGACGTCTACGGAGGGCCCGACGGCCGCCCGGCGAGCCGCTCGTTCACGCCCGACCGGATCCGGACCGTGCACAGGACGACGAGAACCCGCTAGCCGAAGTGGGCCCCGCGCCGAGCGACCGGCCGGGGCCCAGGCCACCAGGAGGAAACCCTGATGACAGACACGAACGTACCGCCCGGGATCGGCGTGCAACTAAGCGTCGCGGTCGCCGGCCGAATCCGAGTGAACCTCGTCGGCGACCGGGTCGTCGTGGCGTTCGGCGACGACCTGTACCTGATGGGCGATCCCGCCGCCGTGCACGAACTCGTCGTCGAGGCCGACCGGCAGCTAACTCACCTCCGCCGCAACGGAGGCCGGACGTGAGGCCCGCCGACCGCGACCGACTGATGGCTATCGCCGCATGGGCGCGCGGCAAGGCGTGCCACGAGTGTCAGGACGGGATCGCCGTCGAGCACGACGGTTGCGCCCGAGCCCTTGAGATAGCGGCCGAGCTCGAACGGATCGCCGGCCAGTGACCTCCGCCGTCGTCGTCCTCGTCGCCGGCGCCATCGCCGCCGAAACCCTCGCGGTCGGGCTCGTCGAGCTCGGCCTCGCCATCCGGGCGGTACATCGCCGCCTCACACAGACAGGAGCAATGACCATGACCCGAATCCGCCTAGCCGGCCTCGTCCTCGTGGCCGGAGCGTTCGTGCTCGGCGCGTGCGCCTCCGAGGCCGACGAGAACCCGCTCACAGGCGAGCCCGTCGGCGAGGAGCCGACCGCCGTCGACGAGCCCGCCGAGGGCCCGATCACGAACTCAGGGAACGAGGAGAACCCGCCCACGGCCGACGTCACGCTCACGAGGTGCGAGCCCGACGACTTCGGTTTCGCCGTCGCCGGCGGCGTCATCACGAACAACTCCTCGGAGCCCTCGACGTACTCGATCACGGTCGAGGTCGTCGACGGCGCCGGCGTCCGCTATGGCGAGGGCTACGCGGGCTCCTCGGCCGTCGCCCCGGGTCAACAGGTCGAGTGGGAGAGCTTCGGCGCCGAGGAGCTCCGACCGGGCTCGACGTGCAACGTGACACAGGTCGAGCGGTTCGCCTCGTAGCCGCACCCGAGCTCAGACGCGCAGAAAGCCCCGGGCCTGAGCCCGGGGCTTTCTCATGCCCGATCCCGCAGAACCGGAAGCTAGCTCGCCGGCGAGACGAAATGCCGGACCAGAGCCATCGCGACGGCCGAGCCGACGGCCGTCCACGAGGCCGAGGCCGGCAGGTCGGCGATCGCCGGAGCGACCACGCCGCCCACCAGGGCGACCAGAGCGGCGGCCGTGGCGACGGGCTCGCGGCCCTTGAGCCATGCGAGAGCGCGCTTCACCGCGTTGAGCATCGGAGTTTCCTCCTGTTGGTAAGCGACCAGAGCGACGCCCAACGGCAGTCGGGCTCGTGCTGGTCGAGGTCTAGGAACACGTGCCGGGCCCAGCCGCGGACGCCCGAGCTCCGCCAGGCGGCGAGCCACGAGGGCACGTAGCCGGCGTCGATCCCGGCCCGCTTGAACAGGCCGAGCTCTTTCGAGGAGCGGCCGCCGCGGGGTGCGGGCCGCTTCGGCTTATCGCACATGGCGGCGGAGCCAGCCGGTGAGCTCGTGCAGGCGATGCCAGCGCGAGCCGCACCGGTTCGAGACGAGACACATAGGTCAGGGCCTCCTCAGGGGGCGAACAGGTAGACGAGAGTCCAAACGGCGGCGACGACGAGGGCGGCGACGACGAGGACTCGGATCACGGCCGGTCAGCACTCCAACTCGACGGCGAGGCGGGCGCGGGCGTCGTCGAGCTCCTCGTCGTCGAGCTCGAACTCGTGGCCGAGGAACACGGCGAACCGGTCGAGCGACTCACAGATCCGGGCGTCACGCTCCGACGCGCGCTGAGTGTTCTCCCAAACCGTCGCGCCGGTCGCCGCGGACAGGAGACACGCCCACACGACGGCGACCGCGGCCACGAGCCGCGGGACGTTCACCGCGGCCACGTCCACAGGAGGTAGGCGACGACGAGGGCGCCGTCGTAGGCGCAGAGGGCCACGAGGCGCCTCATGGCCGCTTGACCGCGGACACGAGGAGCCGGATCGCCTCCGGCAGGCCGAGGCCCGCCAGGACGAACAGGAGGACGTAGGGCTGAGCTGTGTCCCGGAGGAGGAGCTCCCGGACGCCGGCGGCCGTCGCTAGCGACACACGGAGAACCCGCTCGACGGTCGACAGAGACGGCCATCGGAGACGACTCACCCGTCATCAGAGGAACAGGCAGGGCCACGTCCGGGCGCCGACGATCCCGTCGACGGCGAGCCGGAAGAACGCTTGCAACTCCCGGACGGCGCGGTCGGTGGCGGGCCCGAAATCGCCGTCGACGGCGAGCCGTTTTCCCGACTTGGCGTTGAGGAGGGCCTGTAGCGAGCGGACGTCGCCGCCCTTGTGGCCTCGGCGGAGCATTCGGACATTCACGGTGACGGTTCCTCCTGATGTTGGGGGCGGTGCAGGCGGCCGAGGCGGCGTACCGCCCGGTGCCGGGAACCCGGCGGTCACCCAGGCGAACGCCGGAGCGCCGGGGCACAGAGTCACCTTCCAGTGACGGTGTCCCCATCGGAGCCGGGCGAGGCGCCGGCCCTCGTCGAGGGCCGCGAACTTGGCCGGGTCGGTGATCGGGTCGCCGTCGCCGATCAGGAGACACACCGCGTAGGAACGGTCGTTGCCGGCGGTCGTGCCCTGTGCGGCGGTGCGGATCCCGGGCCCGCGGCCCTCGTAGCGGTGGCCGTGCGGGCAGTCGCCCGAGCTGTACGCGAAGTCGGCCCATCCGCGGGTGTCGAGGTGGAACCGCTGGTAAGCGCGCATGATCGTCGGGCATCGGGCGTGGTCGGCGGTCGCCAGGAACCGGGCCCACGAGGAGCGATCGACGCCCGACCAGGGCGACGGGCCGCCGTAGTGCAGGGTCGTGCCCTCCGGGCTCCGGATCGCCGTCCTCGACCGAGGCGGCCGGGCGCCCCACGCGGCCCGGGAGTGGAACGGGGTCGAGTGCTCGACGCCCGGGTCGTTCGGCGGCGGGAGCCCGATGTCGGGATGCGGGAGCTCGCGGCCCTCGCCGTGGGCGACGGCGTTCTCCCACTCCATCACCTCATAGAGCTCGACGAGGTGCGTCGGGACGCCGTGAACGTCGCCGTCGAAATCGCCCTCGCCGACGCCGGCCGCGGCCAGGCCGTCGAGCTCGACGGGGTCGAGGCCCTCGAACGGCGACAGGTCGCCGGTCGGTTCCTGGCCGGGTTCGGGCGCGTGAAAGTCAGTCACGGGGTGACCTCCTGGTCAATCGCTGAGGTTCTGAGTCGTGCCGTCGTAGGACGAGACGACGACGGCGACGAGCCGCGGCGCCGCGAGGACGTCGACCACTGAATCGAGCGGGCCTCCGGAGCTCTGGTAGACCTCGATCCGGTGCGTGGCCGCACTCTCGGGCCCCGCGGCGGGCTCCTCGGCCGTCTGCACGTGCGTTGTGCCATCCGGCGCCGCGGCGACGCGGGACGTGGCGCCAGGGAACCCGAACGGCAGGAACATGACGCGGATCCCGCGGGAGCCGGTCGGATTGGCCTCGAACGCGACCTCGGCGACCAGGGCGGCGAGCGTGCCGTTATCGCCGGTCGGCGGGAGGGCGACCTCGACGAGGGCCTGACGGACGGTCTGGCCGGTGGCGAGCGTGCCGACGCCGAACGTGCATCCGGTGAACGAGGTCGCCGTCGTGCCGGTGTATCGCACGATCCGATCGGTTCCGGTGACCTCGATCGCGAGATACCCGGCCGGGTCGAAATCCGTCGTGTCGTCGACGTGGATCGTCCCCTGTGGGAGCTCGGCCGCGTCGCTCCCGACGGCGATCGCGGTCGTCGGCGCCGGCGAGGTGAACTCGGTCCATCCGTCGCCGACCGTGACCCGGCGCAGATTCCACGCGGCCGGGGCCCACAGGTCGTCGGGAACCGTTTGGGCCCGCGGGTGTTGCCAGAAGATCAGCGGGCGCTCGACGTCGAGGTCGCCGGTGACGACGAGGTCGCCGGTCGAGCTCGCGATCCCTTGCACGGTGATCGAGACCGTGGCGGCGCCCTGAGTGACCTCGACCGTCGCCGAGGAGGTGGCGCGCGGGTCGTCGGACGGGATCCATTGGCCGATGATGATCCGCTCGCCGGCCTCGACGAGCTCGAAGTCGACAGGCACGCCAGCCGCGAGGGCCTCGGTCTCGGCGGACGTGGCGACGATCGTCATCACGTCGCCGACGATCGACACGGCGGTCGTGAGGGCGACGGCGTCGAGCTCGGCCGAGAACGAACGGCCCGCCAGGACGCCCGTCGGCGACCAGGTGAGCGTCAGCGTCAGCGTCGCGCCACGGCGAAACAGGACGTCGAGGCCGGGCGGCCGAACGTCGGCGAGGGCTGTCACGAGGAGCTCCTGTCGTCGGGCTCGGGCTCGGAGCTCTGCACGAGCTCGCCGAGAACGGAGAGCGCCGCCCGCATGGCGTCGACCTCGTGTGGGAGGGCGCGGGTGCCGGCGACGACGTTCGCGAGGATCTGTAGGGCCTGTTCCGGGGTCATCCGACGACGACCCACGAGCCGCGATTGAACGACCAGACGATCGTCACGCCGCGCCCGCCGAGCGATAGGACGACGTCGGTGCCGCCGTTCTCGACGTTCGAGCCGGCGAGGTTGGCCTCGTCCTGAATCGTGACGTCGGCGCCGGTGTAGAGCCACAGGTGCGCGACCTGGCCGTCGGCGACGCCGTTCGGGATCGTCGGCGTCGAGGTGAGCGTGATCGGGACGTTCGGGTTCGACAGGTTCCCGACCCGCTTCGCCTTGGCGTTGATCGTGATCGTGTCGGAGGCGGCGTCGACGAACGCCGAGCTCGGCGTCGCGACCTCTGTCGAGGCGTTCCGGATCCCGATATCGGTCGTGGCCTTTGTCAGGGCGGCGATGTCGACGCCGACCATCGTCCCGAGCGCGCCGACGCCGGCGGGATCCTTCACCCACAGGCCGCGGCGGGTCGTGACCGTGGCGCCGGCGCCGATCGAGCCGGCGAGCTCGACGCCGGTCCACTCGGTCGCCGTCAACGTGCCGCCGCCGGCGACGCCGAACTGAGCGTTATCCAACACGGAGCGGACGGCCTGAGCGGTCACGGCGGCGGCGTCGGCCTGGACGTTGACCTGCATCACCAGGCCGTTAAATGGCGTCAGGTTGCGGGCCTCGCCGGTCGGGTTCTTGACCGTGTGAGCGGCGCTCATCAGGTTTCCGATCCCGAGCGGGCTCGCGCGCTCGTAGATCGCCGTCCCGAACATGCCCAACCCGGAGAGCTCGTTTCCGAACTGGAAACCGGCCGGGTCGTCGAGCGTGACGGTCCCGGCCCACTCGACGAGCCGCACGGGCTCGGGCTCCGTGTGAGTCAACGCCTCGGTTAGCACGTTGATGGGGTCGCGTGCGTTGATCTGGCCGCGGGTGGCGTGCAGGGTCGAGCCGAGGATCAGGTCGTCGCCGGCGTCGCGGCCGCCGTAGAAACCCTCGTCGGCGACGACGGGGTGCACGGACTGAACGCCGATCTTGGTCGCGCCGAGGGTGAACTCCTGGATCCGGAGCCCGATTTCCTCGTCGAGGGTCGGCGCCGTCGGGTCGAAGTCGCCGACGCCGGACCAATGCGGGCCCTCGGGCTCAGGGATGATGGGGTGAATGCCCTCGAACGCGGCCATCACGTCGAAAGCGATCCGCCGGCGGATCGACGAGTCGCCGAACAGGCCGGGCATTGAGAGGAACGACACGAGCTCGTAGTCGTGAGTCAGGCCGTCGAGCTCGCCGCCGTCGGTCGAGCCATAGACCGCCGCGTCGACGAACGCCGCGCCGCCGGCGTTGACGTCCGTGCCGACGAGCTCACAGAGCGCGCCATCGGCGACGGTCGAGCGAGCCGACAGGAACGACCAGGACGGGGCGAGGTCGCGGGCATTCCCGGCGTCGTTCGCGATCGTCAGGGCGTCGTAGTAGCCGACCGGGGCGAACCCGAGGATGGTCATATCGCGGGCGTAGCGAACGAGGCCCTCAAGATTGAAGATCCCGCGGGGCCCGAAGTAGCCGGTCTGGAATTGCGGCCCGAGCGGGTTTCCGCCGGGCTCGATCGTCACGTCGGCGTCGACGTAGATCGCGGTCCCGAGCGCCGTCGACGTCGGGTCGTGGTCGAGGGTGTAATCCCACGGGATCTGTAGCGAGTGGGCCCGGATCACGCCGCCGTCGACGGTGCCGTCGCCGACGATCGTCGCCTCGGCCATCGTGAGGTCGCCGCCGACGGCGAGGTCTCCGACGGAGCCGCCGAACCCGGCGACCGTGACCTCGACCGTGGCGCCGCCCGACGTGACCTCGATCGTGGTCGAGCTCACCGCGGCGGCGTCGTTCGAGGGTGTCCACGTGCCGACGATCACAGGCTCGTCGGTGCCGCCGATGTCCTCGTCGAGCTCGAACTCGACCTCGACGCCCACGGCGAGGGCCCCGGTCTCTGTGTCCGTGACGATCACGGTCATCACGTCGCCGACGATCGACACGGGCGTCGTGAGCGCCGTGCCGTTGAGCTCTGCGGAGAACGTGCGGCCTGTGAGCTCGCCGGCGGGCCAATTGAGCGTCGCGGTGAGCGTGTTCCCGGGTCGAAACAGGACGTCGAGCGCGGGCGGCCGGACATCGACGAGCGTAGACATCGGAGGAGCTCCTCGGATCGGGCGCCCCGTGCGCCGCTCAGGCGCTCCGGGGCCCGCTGATGACTGACCGGTGCCAGGAACCCGCTACGGGCCGCTGAGGGGCCGTCGGGCGAGCCCTCTAGGCGGGGCTCAGGTCGTAGGTGACCTCCCAAAGCGTTCCGCCCTGAGAGAACCGGTGCCGGACCGACTCGACGAAATAGTCGCCGTTGACGCCCATCCCGGTCCGGTTCTCGGCGACGAGGCGAATCTTGTCGCCGACCCGCCGGCGGATCGCCTGAGCCCGGTAGCCGGCGTTCTTGTTCGCGATGTACTCGATCCGGAAGATCGGCCGGTCGTCGGAGTAGCCGACGAGCACGCCCTCGGCGTAGCCCTCGGCGTCGTCCTCGGTCGCGAAGATGTTCGAGGGCACCTCATGCGAGCGGATCGTGCGGAGCTCGTCCTGTGAGGCGACGTCGTCGACGGTCACGAACCGGCCCGACGACGCCTCGAAGTCGGTCGGGTTCTTGAGCGTCGGTAGGCGGACGTGCGGCCCGTTGAAACCGCGCACGGCCAGGAGGACCGACTCCTGAATCTCGAACCCGACGAGGCCGGAGAACGCCGTCGGATCCTCCGACTCGGCGAGCGCGTCCCTGTTGGCCGTCGTCAGGCCGACGTCGAACCCGTTCACGGTGCCAGGCGCGAAGCTGGTCAGCCCGCCGTAGTAGCCGGCCGGGAGCTTGACATTGTCGAGGCCGCCTCCGGCTACGGAGGTGAGCCCGGCGTTCACGGCGATGAACAGGACGGGCACCCGGCCCCAGCCGGTCACCAGGGGCGGAGGCTTGTCGCCGGGCACGAACTCGGCGAGCTTGATCCCCTGGTCGTTCGCCGCCTCGAACCAATCGCCTATGCGGTAGATGTAGGCGATCCACGCCCCGCCGAGCGTCCCGGTGTTTGTGTAGAACCGGACGGTTTGAGCGGCCGCGCCGATGCCGGTGAAATGGCTGTAAATCCGGGTTCGGATCGAGTCGTCGTCACGGCCCGGGAACGAGCGGTGAGCGGTCCACCAGATCGGCGTGTGCCAGCCGATGCCCGAGCTCGCGACCGACGAGGCGATGACGACGAGCGCCAGGTCGCCGGGGTCGAGGGCCGGAATGTCGACGTCGACGTGATTCGCGACGCCGGCGCCGGTGATATTGCTGTCGGTCGTGAACGAGGCGATCCCGACCATCTCGGGCGAGACGCCGGCGGTGACCCGGTTCACGATGTCGCGGCGCTGGTCGAGCGGGCTTATGTCCCGGTAGCCGAGCTGAGTGCCCTCGGCGTCGGAGAACGTCGCGACGACAGGAGCTCCGGAGCGGGCGGCCCGGTCCTGAAACCCGATCGGGCCCTCTGGCATCTCGTGCAGGAACCCGAGCTCGGTCTCCTCGAACGCTCGGGCGAGCCCTAGCGCCTTGCCGTCCGGGAGCGTGACGGCGCCCGTGGTCACGAGGCCCTCGTCGAGCTCGCCCGGGGGGTGCAGGAGGCCGCCTTTCGCCAGGACGTCGCCGACGAGAACGCCCGTCGCCGCGCCTTGAATCGCGGGAGGGCTGACGACGTCCGGGAGCGCGGCACGGGCGAGCTCGCCCTCGGCCTTCACCTCGGCGACCTTGTCGCCGCTGACCGGCGCGGCCGGGCGAACCTCCGTGACGTCGCCGGTCCACAGGATGCCCTCGACGTCGCCGGTCACGCCGTCGAACACGTAGAAATCGTCGGCGATCGGCGCCGGGAGCGCGTCCTGAGGGAACGCGTCTCGATCCCACGTGAGGAGAATCCCGGCGTTGTCGGCCGGGCTGAGCGTCGTCGTCTCGGTGAGCACGGGCACGCCGCCGAGGTAGCCGGTCGCGGTGCCGTCGAGGCCGACCCGGAGCCCGAGCGTCATCCCGGGCCACGGCCACACGAGGTAGGACGCGAGGACGTCCTCGACGCCGGCGACGACCTCGCCGAGCTGTAGCTGAGTCGAGCCGAAGTGCATCCGGACGAACACGTAGTTATCGGCGTCGGCCGCCCAGGCGACGACGCCGGCGTGCGTGTCGCTGTGACCCGGGAGCACTCCTATCGCGGCCTGCACGTAGTGCTCGTCGGTGCCGACGTCGATGTGAGCGACGCCGTCGTCGCCGGAAAAGTCGCTGGTCGTGGCTGTGCCGGAGCTCACGGTGATCGCCGCCGGCGCCGTCCACGCCTGGCCGGTCTCGGCCGTGCCGAGCACGCCGTCGGCCCGGTCGAACCGGTCGCGGGCGAGGAGAGCCGGAACGCCTCCGGGCGGCGCCTCGACGATCGCCGCCGTGCCGTCGAGGGTCCAGAGCTCGCCCTCGCCGCCCGTGAACGACGTCGTCCCGACTTCGAGGCCGCGGAAGTCGGCCAGGGCGCGGGTGTCGGTCGAGTCGATCAGCCCGGCCCGCCACTCGGCGACGTAGACGTGTCCGCCGAGGGGCTCGGCGCCGGCGAAGCTGAGCGAGTGATCGCCGGCGGCGAACTCGGCGCTCGACGAGAAGATCGACGTCGTGCCGGGCGTCGTCACCTCGTCGAGGAGCTCGGGCGTCTCCTCGTACCGGTCGGCGGTGTAGAACCGCACGACGTGATTCCCGGCGCCGTCGTCGACGTCGATCGAGCACCAGAGGGCTTGACGGCGATGGCTCGGGAGGCGGACGCCTGACGTCGTGATGATCTGATTCGGGATCGTGCCGTCGGGCGTGTGGATCAGCCGCGGGAACCCGTTCGCGTTGACCTGTAGCATCGCCGACCGCTCGTCGCCGGCCGATTCGAACTTAGAGGCGACCGTTTGGATCGCGCCGGTGGCGTCGAGCGGGTCGAACTCGGAGCCGATCGTGAGGTCGCCGACGACGTCGAGCGTCGGATCGTCGGGCGTCGAGGCGACCGCGCCGTTTAGGTCCGACCCGTCGAGCTCTAGGGCGTGCACGGTGACGGCCCGGATCCGGATCCGGCGGCCGACCTTGAGACTGTTCCCGTCCTGATTGAGCGGCGACGACGCGTTGAAAAAGCTAAACCGGTCGTCGTCGTTCCGGAGGAGGAGTCGGAGCTGACCGGGGCTCGCCTTGCCGGTGAGCTGAGACGGGAAATCGCGCCCGGTCAGGGTCTCGCCGTCGACGAGGTAGCCGGTGACGTTCTCGACCTCCTGGTCGAAATCGCCGTCGTTGTCGAAATCCCACTCGACGACGACGTCGGTCAGGACGCCGGCCGTGCCGGGCGTGAACGCCACGCCGGCGGTGCCGCCGAGCTCGATCCCGCCCTCGCCGAGAACCTCAGTCGTCGACATTGCTCAGGTCTTGATGATGAATTGAACGACGAGGAACGGCGGGTTCTCGACCTCCGTGTCGCCGCCGAGCGCCGTCGCGGTCGTGTTGGGCGTGCTGGCGCCAGCCGCGGCAGAGTCGGCGGCGGTCAGGGTCGGCGTCCACGCGTCAACGTTCTTGCGTCGCATCACGCGGTTGTTTCCGCCGGCCGCGGCCATCGTCCATGCGGCGAACGAGGTCGCCGAGTCGAGGTCGTGCACGTGGTCGATCGCTCCGCCGGCGTCGCCCATCGCCGCGCCCGTGCCGGACGAGGCGAGCCCGAGCGGGAACCTCTGTTGCAGGTCAGGCAGATTGAACGTCGTCGACAGGTCGCCGGCGCCGTAGGTCTCGCCGATCACGGCGAACAGGTCGGCGAACGTGGTCCGCGAGACCGCGGAGCCGTCGCACAGGAGCCAGCCGGTCGGCGCCTCCTCGGCGCCGTAGGCAACTATCGAGCCGGTCGGGTTCACGTTCTCCTCCGTGTCGCCGAGCTGAATCCGCGGCGTGATGTCGATCTGATCGTTCTCGAACTCGATCGACACGGGCCCGTCGAAAAACTCGACCGCTTCGAGGGCGCCGTCGCTGTCCCGGGTCAGGTAGTAACCCCAAATGTTCTGAGCGGTGCCGGTCGAGCTCCGGACGAACGACTCGGTCGCGTTGACGCCGACCGTCGGGTTCCCGGGCGTCGTCGTCCACGTGCCGCCAGTGATCGGCGCCGCGGCGTAGCCCGGGAAGTCGGCTTGCAACAGGTCGCCCTCGTCGATGGCGTCGAGCTCGTCCGGGCCGCCGATCAGGGCCGGATTGTTCTTGTGTAGGCGGAGCGTGTAGTCGACGGCGAGGATCAGGTCGAGGAAATGCTCCTCGCCCTGGTCGACGACGATCAGGCCGCTCACGACGCCGCCTCGGCGAGCTCGATCCCGGCGAGCCAGAGCTCGACCGCCCGCGCGCCCTCGTGGTAGGCGTGCATCAGCACGGCCTCGGCGCCGTCGAGGTCGCCGGCGTCGACGAGCTCGCGGGCCTCGCCGGCGGCGGCCTGAGCTCGGGCCCGGCGCTTCGCCGGATCAATCCGGAGCGCGCGGCGCTCGGCGAGCGTCAGCGTCTCCCGTGTGCGGATCTGAGCCATCAGCGGAACCTCCCGAGGCCGCCACGGTCGAGCTCGCGGCGGATCACGGCCACGAGGTCACGTTCGGACAGGACGGAGCCGTTGACGTTGACGACGATCGGCGTCCCGGCGGCGCCGGCGAGGCTTCGCATCCCGTGCGGGAGCGGGATCACGGCCTCGTCGTGCCGGCCCTCGCCGAGAGCCGCCAGTGTGGGCCCGGTGACGATCCCGCCCTCGGCCAGGAACGGAATGTTCGGCGTGTTGATCCGGAACGAGAACGACGGTATGTCCGGGATCGGGCCCGGGAGCTTCTTACCGCCGAACGAGAACCCGAGCGAGAAGTTATTCCACATGGCGATAACGCTGTTAATCGCCGACTTGAATGCGTTCTTTATCCCGTCGAACATGCCACGGGCGGCCCTCGATATGCGGCCCGGGAGCCCCGTAAAGAACCCGACGACCTGGTTAAACCGTGCGGCGATCCACTGTTGCACGGACGACGCCGTGCCCTTGATCCAATCGGTCACGCCACGCCAACGGGCCTGAATCCAATTGATCGCCGCCCCTATGGCGGCCCGGATCTTGTCCCAATGCTTGACGATGGCGAGCACGGCCAGGCCGACGGGCCCGGTCAGGATGGCGAGAATCGTCGGCCAATTTGCCTTGATCCACTTCCACGCGGCCTGTGCGGCGCCGAGGATCCGGTTCCACACGCCGACGAAAAAGTCTCGGAGCGTGCCGGCGTGAATCTTGAGGAGGATCACGATCGCGATCACGGCCGCGATGGCGAGAATGATGAGGCCGACGGGCCCGAGTAGAACGCCCATCACGGTCGCCAGCGTGCCGATGATGGTCACGAGGGGCCCGAGCGCCACCAGGGCGAGGCCGGCGAACACGATCATTTGCTGCATCCGCGGGCTGAGGTTCGAGAACGCGTCGACCAGGGGTCGAATCGCCTTGACGACCCGAGCGAATATGGGCATTAGCTGGTCGCCGATTTGGGCGCTCGCGTCCTTAGCCTCGGCGGCGAGGGTCCGCTGAGTGTTCGCGGCGCCGTCGGCGGTCCGGTCGAAGTCGCCGAGGGCGTCGCCGGCGCCCTCCATGATGAGGGAGTACGTGGCGGCCGCTTTCTCGCCCTCGGTCAGGGCGTCGGCCGAATCCTTCCCGGTGTCGGCGAGGGCGCGCTGCTGAACGGCGGCCGCCTTGATCGTCGGGACGAACCGTTGCAGGGCATCGAACTCGCCTCGGAACGCCGCCGCGAGGGCCTCCTGCACGGCGACCGGGTCGGCGTTGTGGAACGACGCGAAGTCGGAGGCGAGCTCGACGATCCCGGTCGACATATCGTCGACCTTGTCGGCGCCGATCCCGATCTGAGTGAACAGGTTCCCGAACGTCGTCGCCGAGGTGAGCGCCTCCTGACGGGACACGCCGAACGACTTCGCCGAGGTCTGTGACCAGCGTTGTATCGAGGCGGCGTTCGAGGCGAAAATCGTGTCGGCCGCCGACACGGCCTCGTTTAGGTCCGATGCCTGGTCGAACGCGAACTTGAACCCGGCCGCCAGGGGCAGGGACAGGAACGCGCTCGACCGGGCGCCGAAGTTTCGCATTCCGGCGCCGGCCGTCCGGAGCGTCGCGCCTGCCGAGCTCAGAGACGAGCCGAGGTTCCTGATCCCGCCGGTCATGCGACCGATCCGGGACGTTTGGGCCTCGGCCTTGGCGCCGATCTGGTCGAGGTCGGACTCGACCTTGTCGGCGTGCCGGCCGATCCCGCCCTCTAGCTGATCGGCGTCGATCCCGACCTTGACGAGGAGCTCCGCAAGTGTGGTCACGTCGGCCCTCCTCGGTCCGGTCGGTCATCCCGGCCGCCGAGCGCCCGGTTCAATTGCTCGACGATGGCGAGCTGGTCCTGCCACGTCTGCGGCGAGGCTTTCTCGCCGTAGTTCGGGACGAACTCGTCGGGCTTGTAGCGCCGGCCCTTCTTGCCGCGGTTCACGTTCGCGATCGTCGCCGCCACGATCCCGGCCTGAATGTCGCCGCGGCGGCCGAGGTCGAGGGGCCCGGAGAGCTCCTCGTATGCGGCCCACTCGGTCAGCTCGTCCGCGCCCACACGGGCGAGGAGCTCCCGGACGGGCATCCCGAGTGCGAGGGCTAGCCGGAAGTAGAACCGCCGCTCCGGGCGGTCACGGAGTTTCCCTTTGCGACCTCCGTCGACTTGTCGGCCATCCCGGACAGGCGGCCGGCGACCTCGAACAGGCGCTCGATCACCTGGCCGGACTTCGCTCCGAGCTTGTGCACCTCGTTATCGGCGAAGATCCGTTCGCCCGACTCGGGGTCGAACAGGGACTTCACCAGGAGCTTTGACCGGAAGTCGGCGAGGCGGAGCTCGATATCCGTTCCGCCGCGCTTGAGCGCGACCGCTTTCGCCTCGTATGCGTCGCGGTCGGTGCCACTCATGCCGCGAACCTGCACGGTGACGCCCCACTCGGGAACCTCGACGTCCTCGACCGGGAGGTCGTCGGCGGCGAGGATCCGATCCTTGATCCCGCTCATGCGAGCGAGGGCTCGCCGGTGAGCTTGAACCCGAGCTCGGCCGCGAGCTTGTCGTCGTGCGGGGCCTCGGGCTCGAACCCGGTCAGGATCGCGGCGAGCGTCCAGACCGTTTCGGGGTCCGTCGGGAATGCGAGCTGGTAGTTCCGGGGCGCGTCGTCGTCGAAGTCGGCGACGAGCACGTCGTGAATGTCGGGGTCGTAGTTGACTTCGAGCGAGACCTCGCCGGCGTCCTTGAGCCCGCCGAGGAACTCCATCCACTGATTCGGCGAGTCGTGCGCGGTGACGTCGATCGTCGAGCGGGACAGGCTCGGCCCGCCGACGTTGGTCACGTTCGCGATCGCGGTGAACACTTCGGTCGTGGCGCCGTCACCGCGACGGAGCTCGGTCCCGAATGCGTCGATTCCTGGCACTAGTTGACCTCCTGGTCGTGATGATCGAGCTCGGGTTCGAGCTCGGGCTCGGGCTCGTCGTCGACGAGCTCGAAGCGTGGCGAGGCGTCGAGGAGCGGCGACGGGGTTTCTCGCGTGTGCTCCCGGCCTGTGTTGCGGTTTCTGTAGATAGGCACGGCGTCACTCCTGTTCGGTCGTGATCCGGTAGTTCACGGCGATGTGTCGAATGTCGCCCGGGGGTTCGGGGTCGATGATCGCCTCGCGCTGCTCGAACCGGACGGCCCTCACCTTGTGGCCGGTCACGACGGCGTCGAGCTCGGCGATCCGGTGGTCGAGGAGCTCCCGGAGCCGGGCCTCGATCGTGAGGCCCTCGCGGTGGCCGCGGGCCCGTGTCCAGATCCGGAGGGTCTGAATCGTGATCGAGCCGAATTGACCGTGAGCGTTGTCGGGGGTCTCGATCGACTCGTCGAGGGTTACATACGGTTTGTCGACGCCCTCCGGGACGTTGTCGAACACGCCGTTCACGAGGCCGTCGAGCGTGGCGTCGCCGGTCGCGAGCTCATAGATCCCCTGTTGAATCGGGATCGCCGGCGAGCCGGCGGTCGGAGCGGTCATTTCGGAAGCTGCTCCTCGATCAGGCGGCGGACACGCTTCGGGAACCGGCGCCGGGACGTCTCGGCGGCCGGTTTGGCGAACGGTTGCGCGGGATGGCTCGACGTCCCTTGCTCGACGTAGCGGGCGTGCTCGGCGGTCGAGCGGGCGGTGCCGTCGAGGCCGTCGCGCCGGGTCACGATCGAGCTCCGGAGCGGTGGCCGTCCTCGGCGGCCTCGTCGGGCGTCGCCGACGGCGGCGTGCCGGCGCATATCTTCGGCGAGCTCGTCGAGCTCCTCGCCGGCGGCGCGTTCCGCGGCGTGGCGCATGTTTCGCCGTAGGGTCGTGAGCTTCCGGCGGAGGTCGCCCTTCCCGGTGACCTTGACCCGGATCAGCCGGGCCATCAGGCGGGCTCCGGTTGCGCCGCCTCGGCCTCGATCCGGAGATATGACGACCGCGAGTTACTGAGCGCCGCGACGACACGGAGCCGGCGGCCGTCGGTCGTCGAGGGCAGGTCGCCGGAGAGCTCGTCGCCTCGGCGGACGTCGGCGCCGGCGAGCGTGTGGATCACGTGCATCAGCTCGACGCCCCACTGAGACGCCTCGGCGCGCTCGGTCGTCGACGGTTGCGAGACCTGAGCTCGGATCGTGCCGACCTCGGCGAACGTGACCGTCTGGCCGCCGGCGCCGTCGTCGACGGTCGAGGGCCTGTGCACGGTGAGCTCGGTCCGGGTCAGGTGACCGATCACGGGAGGAGCTCCTCGCCGACGAGGGGCTCGTCGGGCTGTAGCGGGAGGTTCGAGGTCAGCGTGAGCGACGAGACGCCGAGCTTGCCGGCGGCGCGGCGCACGATCCGGCGCTCCCGGGCGGTCAGGTAGAGGGTCGCGACGGCCTGGCCGCCGGTCGAGTAGCCGTAGTCGCCGAGCTGTTCCTGTGCGAGTCCGCGCGGGTTCTGCCAGCCGCGGCGGATCATGTTCACGAGCACGGCCACGACCGCGCCGGGGGCGTCCGGCGACTCGACGGCGTCGAGCTCGGGCGTAGCGGCCTCACGGACGAGCGCCGAGGCGTCGTCGATCAACGCCTGAGCCTGACCGGAGTCGATGTCCTCGAACCCTGGCCGGGCGACGAGCTCGGCGGTCGTGATGAGGCCGGCCACGGATCAGACCTCGGCGTGTGCCGCGAGGTAGCGGCCGACGAGGGCGTCCGGGAGCGGGCCCCGGGGCGGGTAGGCGAGGCCCTCGACCCGCGCCCAGGCCCGCACGTCCTTAGCCGCGGGCGCCTGTGTGGCCGCGGGAGCGGCCGCGGGCGCCTCGGACGGGTTCTCGGTCGTCGGAGCCTCGACGGGCGCCTCCTGGCCGTCGGGGGCGGCCGATGCGGGCGCCGCGGCGGCGTCGACGCGCTCCCACACGGGAGAATTGTCCATCTTGGCGATGTGGCGGGCGAGAGCGGTCTGACGGTGGCCGGGAGTGTCGGCGGGCTCGGTCAGCGTGACCTCGCGGCCGGACTCGGTGTGTCGGAACGTGACGGGCATAGCGGGGCTCCTCGGGCTAGTCGCCGTGCAGGTGTTGAGGGCACACGGCCCACTCGACGTCGGCCAGGCCGAATCGGGGCAGGTGCCACGAGGCGAAAGTCGTGTCGGTCCAGTGACCGCGGGCTCGGGCGGGCATCTCGGCGCGCCAGCGGGCGAGGATCGCGGTCGGGAAGTAGATGCACCCGAACCCGAACGTCCCGGTCCGGGGCTCGCCCCAGCGGGTCGGCTTGCCGCGGGTCCGGTGCACGAGCACGGGAGGGCCGCGGTCGGGCCTGACGGTGTAGGGGGCGACGAGCACGCGGTCGGGCTGAGCGAGGGCGCGCTCGACGAACCGGTCGCGGCCGACGACGTCGAGGGCGATATCCCACTCGATCAGGCAGAACCCGGGCTCGTCGTCCGGCCAGGGCTGATAGTCGGTCAGCGTGGCGTAGTTGCAATCGCGCATCACGAGCCGCGGCAGGCCGTCGACCACGTGTGCGCGCCCGTCGGGCACGAGCTCGGGCCACGAGCGCCACCAGGCGAGCGTCACGAGGGGCCTCCTGTGTGGTCCTCCGAGCCGGCGGCCGGAACCGCCGACCCGGAGGTCACTTGCCCGCGGCCGTTAGGCGGTTGCGGTCCCGATCTTGATGAATCGGGGGAACACGGTCGGAGGGTCGTCCTCGGCCACGATCGCCGCGCCGGCGAACGTCGACACGAGCGACTGATCCGACGCGATCGCCGGGCTGTACTGGAAAACCTGACGGAGGGCGACGCCCTGCTCGTTGATGGTCGCCGACTCGACGGCGCCACGAGGCGCGACAGGAGCCCGGACGCCGAACGCGACGCCGCTCGTGTGATAGGCGGCGGCGGTGCCGGCGTCGAGCCCGTTCGACTCCACGAACGTGAACCCGTAGAGGTTCCCGATCACGGCGCGCCGGAGCGCGTCGTCGGAGCCGGCCTCGTTCACCTTCGTGAACTCGGGCACGGACAGCACGCGGGTGGCGATGTCGGGCGACACGGCGAAGAACCGCCCATCGGGCGGGACGTCGGCCTCGCCGAGCGCCTGACGGGCCGCCAGGATGATCGCCTTCGTGTCGTCGGGATCCGCGGCGAGCGCGAACTCGATCGTTCCGTCGGCGGTCTGAGCGTTCATCGCGCCGGCGACCTCGTCCTCGGCGCCGATCGCCACGGCGGCGACCTGCACGCGAGTGATCTGCCGCGCGAAGTCCTCCAATTGGAGCGTGAGCTCCTGATCGCTCACGTTCTTGAGCGAGTAGAGGTGCGACAGAGTGACGTCGACGGGAACCTCGGACACGTCGTCAGCGACCAGGGGGTCGCCGGCGGCGGCCTGAGTCCGTGCCGCGTTGGGCTGAGGAACCCGGACGGTGATCGTGTCGCCGTTCGAGCCGGCGAACTCCTCACCCGGGATCATGGTGGCGGTGCGGGGCAGCGCGAGCCGGCGCACGAGGAGTGCGAGCGCGACTCGGCTGATCCCCTGTGCAGTCAAGACTGCCATTGTGGGGTCTCCATTTCATGTGTTGATCCCGCGGCCGTCTTGACCGTGGGAGGGGTTAGAACCCGCCCGACTCGATCGAGGCGGCGAGCTTGTCGGCCTCCTCGCGGGTGACCTCTTTCGAGGCGTCGTCGTCGTTCGCGGCGCCCGGCCGGAGCTTCTCTCGGGGCTTCCCGCCGGCCGGTTTCCCGCCGTCGCCGTCGCCCTTGTCGCCCTTGCCGTCGTCGCCGTCGTCGCCGTCGCCCTTGTCGCCCTTGTTCCCGAACGCTTCGAGTAGCTCCTCGGCGTCGGTTTCGAGCTCGGCGCGGGTGTCGCCCTGTAGCCGCTTCGCCTGAGACGGGGTGAGCCCCTTCTCGGAGGCGACCTGAGCCACCAGGGCGGCGCGCTCGGCGGCCTCCGCCCTCGTTTCGAGGCCGGCGACCTTGTCGAGCACCTTCTGTAGGTCGGACTTGGAGCTGTCCTGATCGGCCTTCACGGTGGCGAGCTCGTCGCGAGCGGCCTTGAGGTCGTTCTCGGCCTTCCGTCGAGCGTCGCGCTCAGCGGCGAGGGCCCGCTTCCCGGCGTCGCCGAGAGCTCCGTCGTCCTTCTTGTCGTCGTCGCCCTTCGCGGGCTTGTCGTCGTCGGCCATCGCGGCCCCTTTCACTCGGGGCCCGCCATCGCGGCGAGCCTCAGAACATGTCCTCGGGCGCGGGCCCGAGCCCGACGTTCGCCCGCTCGTGAGCTCGGCGGAACGCCTTCATCGCCTCGTCGCCCGAGAGCCCCTGAGTGGACTCCTCCCAAATCTCGCGGTAGCGCCGCGAGACGGGCGGGAGCTCCGTGTCCTCGTAGGCGGGCTCGGCCGAACAGGCACAGTGATTGTGGGCCTCGAACCGGACCGACTCGGCGTCGAACCGGGGGCCCTGAGCGGCGAGCGCGGCGCAGAACGAACACGCCTTACTCGACGTGACCCGTTGCCAGCGGCCGCCCGTCGCCGCATCGGTCGCGGTCGCCTGTGTGATGACGTCGCGGCCTCCGGCGAGCACTAGATCGGAGGTCGTGCCGGCGGCCCGCACGAAACCGTTACGCGCCGAGGCGGCCGTCGAGAACCCGGCCTCCCGTGATCGGACGATGCCGGCGATCCCGGCGCCTCGGACGAGGCCGGCCACGAGCTCTAGTTCGGGCGGGCCGCCGGCGACGATCGTCATCAGGCCGCGGACGCCCTCGGCGGCCCGGAACGTCTCGAAGTAGCGGGCGGCGACGGCCGCCGAGGTCTGATTCCGGGCCTGGATCACGATCCCGGCGCCCTGAGAGAACGGCCCGATCGTGCGGGCGAGGTCTGACGGGTCGACGGCCCGCCAGAGCCGAGTCAGGTCTCGGAGCGCCCCAGCGCGTACCGCGACCTGTCGGGTCCGGTGCAGTTGAGTGAGGCGAGCGCCCTCGTCCGTTCGGGCCACGTCACGTCGTCGGTGCCGGCGCCGGCGGCGTGCCGGCGGCCTGACGGTCGAGGAGCTGTTCGAGGTCGGCGAACGCGTCGCCCTGGTCGGCGGCCGCCTTCCATCGCTCGACCTCGTGCTGAGGGACGCCCGGGATCCTCGACCAGAGCTCGCGGGGCGGGACGCCGAGCTCGGTCACGAGCCGGCCGAACGCCTCGGCGGCCTCGGTCAGCGACCGAACCCTCGTGTCGCGCCACAGGACGGACGCCATCGCGTCGGGGCTCTGACCGGACATTTCGCCGGCGAGGTTGAGGGCCTGTTCCCACGACTCGCCGGCCATGATCCGGTTCTCGTCGACCGCGGCCTGATGGCTCGCACGAGCCGCTTCGAGGGCCTCGGCCGACAGGTTGATGAACTGTCCCATCAGCTCGTGCACGGGCGTTTGTGAGACCGTGGCGAGGTGCCGGATCGTCGCCTCCCGGGACTCGATATAGCCCCTGAGGTCGGTCTGAGTGAACTCGCCGACTTTCACGTCGTCGGGGCTGTCCTCGAACATCATCAGCCGGTCGGCGCCCATCTTGAGGGCCGCCTCCTCGGTCTCGGCCAGCCAGCCGAGGATCCATCGCTGACGGAACGCCCCGTAGTGCTGCGCGACCTGTAGCCCGAACGACGTGATGTTGATCTGGTCCTGTAGGGGCATGAATGGCTCGACGATCCCGCGAACCGGGTCGTCGAGGTCGTCCGTGTCCCGGAACCGGACCACGGGGCACACGGGCTCGCCCTCGGACATCGCCCCGTGCGTCGCGGGCTCGCCGACGGCCACGAGCTCGGAGACGTCGCCGCCTCGGAGCTCGTAAACGGCCTCGGCGTCGATCAGCCGCCAGCGGTTGCCGCGCCGGCGTTCGAGGGCGGCCGCCGGCCAATCGTCGTCGGCGCCGTAGGCGACCGTGATCTGACGAGGCGAGGCGCCTCGGAGCACGGCCACAGGCTCGCCCGGGAGCACGGTCACGTAAGAGGCGCCGAACGACAGGGCGGCCCGGTGGACGCCGATCTGTCGGGCGTCGAACCGGTTCCGCTGCCACGTCACCCATTGGTCGAGGTTGTCGGCCGAGGTCGGGGTCTGGAAACCGTCGACGTACATAGCCTGCACTCGGGCGCTCACGATGTACTTAAGGACGTTGACCCGGGACAGGCGCGAGAGCCGGACGACGTCCTCCGGAGCGCCGGCCGGGATCCCGCCGAGGCGGCGTTCTTTCGGGTCATCGCGTAGGTAACGCTGGATCAGGTCGAGACGCGATCGCTCCCGGTCGTGCACCTCGCGGAGCTCGGCGACCAGATCCATTACGTCATCACGGGACAGGGGCACGAGCTCACCTCCTCGGAGCGACGCCGACGTCGAGCTCGTCGAGCCCGCCGCCAGGTAGCGATGCGATGCGGCGCGCCTTCACGAACACGCCGGGATACTCGGGGTCGGGACGTAGATCGAGGGCCTCGCATCCGACGGCCTCGACGATCCGGCCCATCTGCTCGACGGAGAACCGCCAGCGGTCGACGGGGTGAGGGTGGTACGGAAACCCTTCCGACCGGGTCGTGATGAGGATCAGGCCGCCGATGCGGGCGACCGCGACCATCTGAGCGACCGCCGCGCGCCAGTCGTCGACGTGTTCGAGCATTTCGGTAGAGACGACGAGGTCGAACGCCTCGACGTCGAACCTGTAGACCAGGTCGACGACGTCGACGAGCTGGTCGACGTAGCGGCCTCGGACCTTGTCGACGCCCACATAGCTAGCGGGCCCGAGCGACAGGAGCCGCGGCCGGACGGAGCCGTTCACGCTTCGGGAGCCGACTTCGAGGACGTCGGCGCCGGCGAGCTCGGCTCGATCGAGGGTGCCGGCGATCCACGCGGCGACGGACGAGTGCACAGGTCGAGCTCCTCACACGCTCGCGGCGCGGCCGGTCTTTCGGCGGCGCTTCGGTTTCTTGTCGACGCCGTGAGCCGCGAGCGTGGCCGCGACCAGCGGGGCGATGTTCACGGCCGAGTCCCGGCGATGCCACGCCCACGAGTCGGCGAGGTTCCGCTTCCGGGCCCCGTCGACGGCGGCGGCGAGCTCGGGCTGACCGATGTGTCGGATCGTCCGGTCGGCCGGGTCGTCGGCCATCACGCCCACGTAGAACGCCCCGCACGCCTGAGTCATCTCTCGGCCGCCCACGAGGACGGGCTCGATCCCGGCCTTAGCGAGCTCGACGATCAGCGCGCCCGCCGGCGCCGCCGGATCGAGGAGGAACCCGTTCGGCTTCCACTTCCGATCGAGCTCGACGGCCCGCTTGACCACCCATCCCGTGCCGCCACAGGCGCCGCCGCCCGTGGCGTGCACCTTGCAACAGGCGACGAGCTCGACGTGCATCCGGCCGTCGGCTGTGTGGCCGGCGACCGCGATCGAGGCCGATTTCCGGTCGGGCGGGACGTCGATCCCGAACGCCACAGGATCGGTCGGTTTCGAGTCGGCGCGTTCGAGCCCGGCCCACGTGGCGGCGTCGAGGACGGCTTGACCGCCCGAGCCATCCCACAGGCAGAGGCGCTCCCGGGCGAACTCGTCGGCGTCGAGCGCCACGCGTTCACGCTCGATCGCCTCGGCGGTGATCCGGATCCCGAGCGCCGGGTTCGCGTATCCCCAGCCCTCCCGGTCGTCGAGGTCGACAGGTAGCTTCCGGCCGTCGTCGTCGTACTTCGTCTCGGCCGACCATTCGAGCCAGGCGAGCTGAGGGTCGCCGCCGGCGTGGCCGCGGTCCCGGACCGACTCCCACTGATCCGACTGATTCCCGTCGACGGGCGGCGTGCCGAAGTAGTTCACCTGAGGGTTAGGCCGCGCCGACAGGGTCGGGAGGACGGCGCCCATCGCCTGACGCGAGAGCTGTTGCGCCTCGTCGAGGATCAGCCGGTCGCCGGTGAACCCTCGGAGCGACTGACGAGACCGGGCCACGAACCGGAGCCTCCGGCCGTCGAGCGTCTCGAAACCCTCCTCGCCGTGCGAGGTCCGGGGTTTCTTGCATCGCCGGCGGAGGTCGTCCGTGTTCTCGATCAACGCCATCAGCCGGAGGAAACCCTCCTGTGACGTCTTGAACTCGTGCGCCGAGTGGCACGTGAGCACCTCGCCGAACAGGAACAGGGCGGCGAGACTGATCGCCTCGATCACGCCGCCCTTACCGTTCTGTCGGGCCACGAGCTCGCCGGTCTCGAACGCCGCCCACTTGAGGTCGGCCCGCTCGGCGAGGATCACGTCGAGCGAGAACTCTTGCCACGGATCGAGGATCAGGCTCGCCCTCGCGGCGAGCTCGATCACCTCCGGCGCGGCGCTCGACGTGAACGGCGGCCTACTGAGAACCCGCGGCCTTTGCTCGCCTCGCGGCTCGTTTCTGAGCCAGGTCGTCAACGGTGGAACCCTCCGGTCCGACGCCCATCGCGGGCGCCGAGTCGTGGATCACGCCCATCACCCGACGGAGCTCCGCGGCCATCGCGGCGTTCGGAGAGTCGTCGAGGGCGTCGGCCAGTGTGCGGGCGATAGCGGTCCGCCAGTCGTCCGGCGCGGCCTCTAGCGCGACGTCGACGTGTGGCCGCACGCCGACCATCGGCGGGGCCCGCTCGGGTTCACGGTGAGTCGGGCACCCGGCCGGGCCCGAGCGGCGCCGACACGGGGCCCCTGAGGACGTCGGCCGGCCGCAGAACCCGGGATGAGGAGCGGTCACGGCGCCTCCGAAACGAGGTGGAGAGAGAGACGCCGCA